ACCAGAAATTCTATACTCTTCGAACATGTTTACCGTATCTCTGACCTCAAGTGTCGCGACTAGTGCGAATGTGTATATACTCTCTGTAATAGTTACATTCGTAACAAGTGCTTTTATATCTGCACTCTTTCCATACGCATTAGTTAACACTATCTCGGTGATACGGAACGCTGATGGAAATCCACCTTCCGTGGTATTTTCATTCTGACTATTTGTATTAATCATCGGTTAATCAATTCTTGATATGCATCAGCGAATTCGAATATTCGAGACTCACGTACCACACGGATTTTAGATCGTTGATCATTTAATGCTTGTTCATATTCTCTATAAGTGATGAGATCCAATTGGATCTCTGGAATGCCTCCGCTTATGTATGATAGATTATTGACAGTTCTACCACTACCATCTTCCCAATGATGAGGCGCTAATTGTCGATCATAAACTTTATGAGACGTGACATAATCTTGTGTAATATTCCCTCGTATAATCTCGTTCTCTTGAAATGTTCCAACCACATCAGTCAAAGTTAGTTGTTGTGAGGTAGGATCTTTAGCTTTAACTATTGCGGTTGCCCCACTAATAAATCCGATGACGGGTTCTCCAATTTGATATCTATCTGCTAATGAATTTTCGATGGACTGTAGTATCCCGTCGCCATCCACAACATATCTGGGGCTACATGTGACGACAGTTCCTTTATATTCTGTATCGATATATTTTTCAAACTCGCTTGAACTTAATGGCCAAGAACTCAATCCCGTTCGAAGGTGCTCATTAATTATAAAGAATGTCCAATAATATTCTGGAGTTCCATATAACATTTGCGAAATTACATCTGGACGACTCCCTTCAGGTATCTCGTAGTAACTGTATAGTGAGAGTTCGTTTGAGAATCGTTGGTTTGGCTTGACGAATCTAAAGATATCGATAACTTTATTACGTACTCCGTTCCCAAGATTATCATAATCTACTTTTGGGAAATTTCTAAAGAATGACATTGATTATTACCTCAGATTAGTTCGAGTCATTATAATATTCGCGATACATCTTTTCTATATCGCCCCTTGTTAGAGCTTTTGTCTCCTGGAATCCAAGAGTTAATGAAACATCTAAAGGAGCACCGCTTACATAGAATGAGTTACCACTGGTGTTATATGAAGTTGATATGTTCATTAAAAAGCAATTATAGATCGGAGAATAATATTTGTTATGATCATCTTTACCAGCAGACAATACACTAATCTTGAATTCTGAAGGATATTTCAATACAAGTGTGTTTCCTGCTGGATATGCGTTATACTGTAACCGTTTAATAAATTCTCTAATGTCATCACTTTCCTTTTGACTCTGCGCTACCAACTTGAATTCTAGAGAATATGATCTGGTGTTAGATCCGGAGAATGTTGTGACTTGGTTTGGATTTAGTAGAGTTCTTTTATTATATAATACTGCATCCGAAATAGCATCAGTCGTCTTAGTGCCGATTCCTCCGGTCTTACTCAAGATCTGTGCGAGAACTGCTGCTTGTGTTGTAGAATCGCCCGCACCCTTGGCAGATTGTTTTGCATTCTCAATAGCAGCTGGAACACCATTTTTTAACGCATCTTGTGCCAGAGCGCCCATCTGATTCAGGTTAGTTGAACCATATGAAAGGTTATCGGCAATAGGTAATCCTACAGGAATCGGTAGAGATGCGATTAACGGGTAGTCTACACTAGCTCCGATGGTACGTATCTGTATTCTATTATACGACTGAATTTCAGCAGGATACTTAACATCAAATGCGGGCTTACTTCTACCAGTGCCAGATGCTCTTGAACTTGTCGGTGTGTCTGGAAAATCCATAAATTTCTCTTATAAATAGTTATTAGGTGAACAACTCTTATTAGTATTTATATGGCATATTCGGGCAGATATCCTGTTGGCAACCCACAAAAGTATGATGGGGACTCAACAAAAGTCTATTACAGATCATTATGGGAACGACAAGTGTTTAAGTGGTGCGAAAGCAATCCGCAAGTACTACGTTGGAGTTCTGAAGAAACGGTTATCCCGTACAAGTGTAGGACCGACAACCGTATCCATAGATACTTTGTAGACGTGAAGATTAAACTGGAAAGTGGTGAGACATACTTGGTTGAGATTAAACCAAAGAAAGAAACCATCGCACCGACGAAACCTTCGCGACAGACAAAGAAATACGTGAAAGAAGTTATGACATACGTCAAGAACCAATCTAAGTGGGAAGCTGCAGAAGAATACTGTATGCAACGAGGATGGAAGTTTGTGGTATGGACAGAAGATACTTTAAAGAGTCTTGGAATTAAATTATTAACAGCAGGAAAATAAATTGGCATCGCTACTTTACAGATTAGAACAAGAAGCATTTCGTGCAGGCATTCAAGCCCGCACTGATGATGCACGTGACTGGTTCAAGGTCAAGGTCAAACAACTTGGCAAGATCAATCGTCAGCAACTATTGCGAGACGAAGCGTTGATCCGCAAGTCTCGTACAATGATGGGTCATATGTACATGTATTTCTATGACCCCAAACATCGTGAGACTCTTCCATATTACGACGCATTCCCATTAACGATCATGGTTGAACGTGCCCCTGGAGGGTTCTACGGATTGAACTTACATTACCTTAAGCCAAATACCAGAGCGATCTTCCTTGACAAGTTAACCGACACCTTGACCAACGATAAGTACGATGAGTCTACTCGATTCCGTGCCAGATATAACCTATTAAGTAGTGTTCGTAAGTTCAAGGAGTTTCAACCTTGCTTTAAACATTACCTATCTTCGCAGATCGACTCTAAGATTGTATTAGTACAACCTCCGGAGTGGGAGATCGCGATCTTCTTACCGACAGAGCAGTTTGTCAAGGCTAAGAAAACACAAGTGTGGCAGAAGTCCGCAAAAACAATAAGAGGAACATAAGATGTCTATACTAGGGTCAGAGATTGACGATCTAAAAGGCGTATTCAGTAAACGTCAAGGCGCAGCCAACGTCAATAGGTTCATGATATTCATGCAACCTCCATCAGCATCTTTACTTAATCTGGATGTCAATGCTGCGATCACTGGCGCTCTTTCAGGAAATTTAAGTATCGGTGGATTCATCAACGATCCTCGTGACGTGTCTTTGTTGTGTGAATCATGCACACTTCCTGGACGTGCGATTACCACTATGGAAAAGCAAAACGTCAAACAGGCAGTTAAAGTTCCTTACTCATTTGTTAATGAAGACGTCACGTTTACATTCTTGCTAACTGGTGATTACTATATGCGCAAGATGTTTGATAACTGGCTAGAACTTGTATTTGATACAAACAAATATGAGATGCGTTATCCCGATACATACACGACTGATATTCGTATCGCACAATTGAACAAACAGAACATTCCAGTATATACAGTGAAACTGGAGAAGGCATATCCTACCACAATCAATGCAATTTCATTAGATAACACCGCAGAGAATAGTATTCAGAAAGTTAGTGTTAATGTAACATACGAAAACTTTGTTGTAGAAGGATTCTTAGACTCAGTTACAGGAATCGCAAAGGGCGCACTTGGATCGGTTACGAACCTATTTTAATCGTAATAAATAGAATTGAAGTGAATTTTTTATTAAGGAGCATATTATGGCATTGCCAATTATTGAAGTACCGAAGTATTCGGTGACCATTCCCTCTAATGGGGAGAGTGTAGTTTATAGACCGTATTTGGTCAAAGAAGAGAAGGTCCTGATGATCGCTATGGAAAGTGAGAATCAGGAACAGGTTATGCGAGCAGTTAAAGAAGTGATTGCTGCATGTACGTTTAATAAAATTAACGTAGATAACCTCACTGTCTTTGATATGGAGTATGTATTTTTGAAGTTGAGATCAAAGTCGGTGGGAGAAGTATCTAAGATCGGTGTTAAGTGTGGAGAGTGTTCTACGCTAAACGATATTGAAGTACAACTAGACACGTTAGAAGTTAGTACACCTACAGAAGATAATTCTGTAGTTATGGTCACCGATAAGATTGGTGTCAAATTGCGTTATCCGACAATTAAAGATGCTAGTGCATTGTCGAAGTATGAAGGTACAGAAGCTGCAATGAAAACCATTGTTGCATGTATCGATAATATTTTTGATGATGAGAAAGTATATCCTGCAAAGGACAGTACTCCAAAAGAATTAGAACAGTTCTTGGATTCATTGAATTCAGAGCAGTTTAAAAAGATGCAACAGTTCTTTGAAACTATGCCATCTTTATCACATGATGCGAAGTTCACATGTAGTTCGTGTGGCCACCAGAATGAATTGTTGATTAAGGGTCTTGCAAATTTTTTCGGTTAGGCCTCTCTCATGATAGTCTCGTAAACCATTACAAGACTAACTTCGCTATGATGCAGCATCACAATTATTCATTGACAGAACTGGATCATATGATTCCTTGGGAGAGGGAAATTTACATTGCCCAATTGGTCCAGTTCTTGAAGGAAGAAGAAGAACGTAATAAGTTACGACAACAGTCGTGGAAGCGATAATATCATCGGAGTTATAGATGGCAGATAATACACCAGAAAAAGAATATCTTCAGGACTTGATCCTAGAGGTTATGCAGACCAACGAGACCTCGGCTAGAATCGAGCAGTCTTCGGTGCAGATGAACGGTTATCTAAATGATATCAATGCAAACGCATACTCATCCTTCGAGGTTCTAAACGATATCGCAACCATCATGTCTGGCAACAACCTAGCTGCTCTTGAAAAATCACGAGAAGATGGTAAGTTGCAACAGCGCATGATAGACGCATTGGAAGATGTTAGAGATAACACCAAGAAAGATAAAGGTGTTAAGGACCTTAGTGGTGGAGGTATTGCCGGACTAGGAGGTATTCTAGCATTTGTCGGAGGATTCATTAAAGGATATTTGGTACAGTTCACCAAAGTCGCTAAAGCATTTTTTGAAATAGTTAAGGCTACAATATCGACCGTCTGGAAAGGTTTGAAAGCGACTTTTAAATGGATACGCACCGAACTGGGCGCTAGTAGACTAGGTAAAGCTTTCGCTTCACTATTAGCGGGAATATCAATGCAAATTGATTTACTCAAGGATAGTATCAAGACATATTTCAAAGGTCAGAGTGGTACTTTGATGACTAAGGTAAAAGCAGCTTGGTCAGCGGTTAAGAACTTCTTTACAGGCATCGGACCAAGTTTCATGAAGCAACTTGATGGATGGAAAGATGAGTTTAAGATCTTCAAAGACTTCCTAGGACCTACTGTCACTAAGGTCAAAGGATTACTCGCACCTCTCTTGGATCTTGGCGCTAGAGTAGATGATATTAAGGGTGTCTTTTCATTCATCAAGGACACCATTGTTGGATGGGTCAAGGGGGTGTTCGCTAAGATCAAAAATGTGTTGGGTATCTTGGGTGGTGGAGATAGTCTGTTAGGTAGAGTCGGTTCAATATTCGGTAAGTTCCTTGCTCCAGTGACATTCTTATTAACCTTATGGGATACTGTTAAAGGTGCTTATGAAGGATATCAAGACGGTGGTATATTCGGTGCAATTAAAGGCGCATTGACAGGATTCTTAGGCTCACTTGTCGGCGAACCATTGAACATGTTGAAGTCGGCAGTATCCTGGATCGCAGAGAAACTAGGGTTTGGTGCTGTATCTGAAGTACTAGACTCATTCGACTTCATGAAATTTATTAAGAGTGGTATATCCGGAATCTTTGATTGGGTCACGTTAATATTCACTGATCCTGGAGCTGCATTGAGTACTCTATGGAACAATCTTGTTGGTGAAGGTGGTTTGATGGATTTATTATTTAAACCAATTGATATGCTAATTGATTGGGTTAGAGAGAAATTTGGATTCAAAGCTCCCGGAGAAGATAGTTTCAGTATAGGTAATCTGGTTAGAGGATTATGGAATGGTATTATCGATGGAGTGGCGAGTTTTGTAGAAGGTATTAGTTGGGTTCCAAATAGTGCCGCTGATAAGATTAGAGAACTGAAAGCCGGGACTGCTACCGCCAACTTATCGGAGATGGGTGCTGTCGATGTAGAGAAAGCTGCCGAAGGTAATGCCTCTGGAGATGCATTGAACGCTGCGACTGCTGATAAAAGAAATACCGAAACTGCTGGTCAAATGGTACAGGATACTGCGGTGATGAGTGCCGGAGAAGCTGCGATGAGTGGTGGTGGCGGCGGTTCTTCTGGTCCACAAAGTACGACCAATACAGTCATGAACATCTCCAACGGAAAACTTCCAGATCGTACCGACTGGACTGTTGGCAGTGGATGGAATGTTGCACCTTAATAATATTATAAATATACATAGAACTAATCTCGGAGAACATATAAAATGGCATTCCCATCATCACCCGTCAATGGACAAACATACCAGAGGTTCGGCCGAACCTATGAATTTAACTCGGCGACCGGAAGTTGGAATGTTCTTCTAGCACTTTCCGCGACTTCTTTAGCAACATTATCTGCTGATATTATTCCTACGCCAGGTTCTTCCATTGACATTGGGTCTAGTGCTCACCCAGTCGAAGACTTATTTCTGAAATCAGATTCGACGATCAACATCGGTGGTTCTACCTTTACGGCAGAAAGTTTCTTAAACTTCGATTTGAATGTTTCTCCAGAAGTGTTGGAAATTCAAGTTGATGCGCCTGCATCAGGTCACGGCCAAGATTGGTTGTGGACATGGACAACTTCTGCGTTACCGTATGCACGTATTGATATAACAAACTCGGCTCAACAGAGTGTTCCATTATACAAACAAGGCACTTACACG